CTGCAAATTCTCTTGCCTCTGCATCGCTTCCCAACATTCCACCATAAGAATTAATCGTGATTGTATTGCCACCCATTTGCCCTGCTTTATCTAGTGGTATTACTGCCTCATCTCGACCGCCTTCCCCGATCGTAGCAGGAACACCGCCTGAAGTAGCTTTAACAATACCACCCTCTGCTAACTGAACTCCTCCAACTTTTGCTAATTGAACAGCACCACTGGCAGCGACAGCAGCAGCAAGCGGAATACCGATAAATGGAATTGCCATAGCTGCAGAAATACCCTGTGCCGTACTGATAATGATGTTGGCCATCGCAGCAGCCTTGCCAATTACAACAAGCCCTTTTGAGTGAGCATCTTGCATTGTAGAAATCTGACTTAATGCCGCCTGTGTTCCCTTTACGTTTTCACTATTTATAAATGATGCGAATTTCTGAGAAGCCGTCATTGAAGCTTGCTTTTGTTTCTCAGCAGCCGCTACGTCCATTGCTTCTTTTTTCTTAATTAATGCAAGTCTTTTCTGTGAATCATCTTCGTTGGCTATCTTTGTCTGTAATGCCATATATGCGGCATCATTTGACATTTGATCTTTTACAATCTGTGCTTCTAGATCTTCAGAGGTTTCCGCTTGTCGTGTCGCTATGAGTGCGGCCCTATCGTCTGCTGCTTTTTGTTTCTTGGCATCTTCTGTTGCTATATGATTTGCCAAATCTGCTGCTCTTAATTCTGCTGCTGTTGAATTATTATTAGACCATATTGCCTTGAACTCATCGGACTGAGTTTTTGCCCTATCTGTAATCAACTGCATTGATGCACCGGCACCATCTTTTATAGATTGCCAAGCACCTTTTAAATCTCCCTGTATGACCTTTCCTGCTGCGATAGCTGCGTTTGCCATCATTGTCAGAGAAGAAGCCCCGATATCTGCCACTAGCATTATGATGTTTTTTAATACTGAAAACGCTGTCACTCCCGACTTAACAACATCTATGAAGATGCTAAATGCACCAGACATTGTGCCGATAGAAGGTATAAACTCACCAATAACAACCATTAACTTTTGTCCGAATAATTCTCCAAGCTCACCGACAGCCTTGGACATCATTTGGAATGATCCCATCCCTCTAGTTGCGGCCTCTGCCTGTCCATTGAATTGGCCATTCAGCTTTGTAACAACCTCTGCTAATCTTCCCTGAGCATCCGTTGCGCTTATCGTGATCCCAACAGATCTTTGAAGCATATTCGTTTCTGTTCCGATAGTCTTTCCAACCAATTCAGCAGCAGATGCTAGGTCTATCTTTTTACGAGCAGCAAGATCCATAGTTGCTTGCATTAACTCTTTTGTTATTTTTGTTTGACCTAGAAATGATTGTAAGATTCCTTGAGATGCGACTATTGCCTCGTCCTCATATAGAGAAACCTTAGCAAGAGAATCTGCCATCTTTAAATATTCTTGACTTAGTCCTCTTGTATAGATTCCCTGTGTAATTAAGGTTTGATTAAGAGAATTAATTGCCGCTTCCTGCTCTGACCATGCGCCGAGGGAAGACTGGATAACGCCCTTGATTGCGCTCCAAGCGACCTTTGCGATATCTACAGCGTTCTTAATATTTAACAAAGCCCCTGAAAGGGAACTTAAAACATCCTGTCCGGCTGCTTTTATTTTAAGTAGAAGGGTTGCTTCTTTTTGTGCCACTTTTTGTCCTCGCCTTATTCTCTGCTTCTATGCCTGTCGAAGCCACTAGAAGGTTGAATACATAATCTTCAATGCTCAGATTTTTTATTGTGGATGGCAGAACGTGGTATCTTGAAGCCAAAACATCTATTTCTGTAAGTTTATGCTTTGCGAAATAAGTTGTTTGTAGTTTTTTTTACCGTATGTATAGGACATTATTTCACCGTATAACTCACCTGCCAGATCCCAATCTGTTAACAAATTGTCAACGAGAATCTTGCCATCCTCTTCTTTCCTGCATAATGCCGGATAAACTATGCCGGCCATTAATACATCTATGAAATGTGATTTAGTCTTGCTCAGACTAACATCATCTATGGGTTGTTTGCCAACCTTATAAGTATCATAAACGGATGCGCAAACTTTTGCGCCTGTGCATACGTCTAAGACATCTATTCTCTTAATCTTGAACTTCATTCCATGAGCTTTAATTGTTCTTGTCTCATTCAAATGATCTTGCAAAGTTTTGCTCTTAAAAAACATAACTCTCCTAGATAGCTGCGCTTCCGTTTGTTACGATTGCTTTAACTGCGTATCCTCCGGTTGAGCTTGCATCTCTTAATACGTCGAATGATACTTCACTCATTAATATTTCCTCCGGCCCACCGATCTCAGGATCGCCAGCATCTTTGATATATATTTTTGGGAATATTAATTTAATCCCTCTGCGTGTTGCAGATCCGGCAAGTGTCGCTCCTAGGAATTCAAACTCTGCACTCATGGCAGCACCACTTAACATCGCATCGTAAGCTGTAGTTGTATCAAATCTCATCTTGGTTGTTAGCTCTATTTTTGCAATCCCTACAGGGAGAACCGATAGAACGTCTGAACCTATTCTGCGTGAATCATTATCTGCTTTAAGACCGTTTGATAATTTGAAGCCAACACTCTGAACGTGCCAGAATGAAGATGTTGTAAGCGAGGCAACTGTTCCTTCTACGCTAAATCTTCCACCTACGAAAGATAGGGCATCTTTATCTGCTGTCATTGTAAAGACAGAGGACTGGTCAACACCTGCTGTTGCATCCATTCCTATTAAACCAAAGTTACATTTAAGTGCCTCTTCCATCTCGCCTGTAAGGCCAAACTCATTAACCCTTACTCCACTATATGTAAAAACTTTTCCTGTTGTTGCATCGCCCTTGCGAACGCCAACACTTAAACTCTTATATGTTTGCGCTTCGATATCTCCAACTAGAAACTCATGCGTGTAAGATGCACCTGCACTTACTGTCGCAGCAGTTACAGATCCACCAAAAGCATTTTGCATTAACCAGTTTGCTGCTGATTCTGTTGGGTAGTAATATGATTCAATCTCACCTTCGATCTTTTTACCAAGGCTGATTCTATTTGCGTACGTTCTTGTCCTTGTCAACTCTTCAAGGATCTTAGAATCTTTCGATGTCTTGAATCCACAAGAGATGAAATCCATAGACGAAGTTGCTGTTACTTGCGTTCCTAGAACGGTTTCCCTTCCAAGTGCAACGTAAGAGAACATAGACATTATTGCATTTGCTCCTACCATAAATAATCCTTAAGTTGTCGCCAGAAAATTATAAGAATGTTTTCTGGATATATCTGCAAGCGATTGATCTATGTGTCCTAGATTACGCAAGAGATTTTCTCTGATTTTTATCTTTTCTTGGACTTTATCATAGTCCGATGTATCAAAATTATAATTCATTTGTTGTTTCAAGTCACCCTGCTTTAATCCAGAGTAGATGCTATGGTTTGAGCATTGAACGACTGGAAGCTGATAAACTTTGACATATTTATCAATCCACTGAAGCGAAAAGAACAAATTGCCAGATGTAAAGCATGGTTCATCCATGCCATTTATCATATTAATGTGACGCATATAGTTATCTTTGCCGTCACCTGTAGGGTTAAATGCGTAATATTTTCCTGCTGTCCACGAATAGTCATAGCCTATAAGTAGGATCTTATCGTATCCAAAGAAGTTCCTTGCCCCTGTTTCATCTGATTGGGTTAAGAAAACAACCATTGCATTTGATACGTTAGTTCCTGCCGGTATGAAGTTCTTGCATCCAGATAGCTTCGAGAACTCTTGTTCTGACTTCAGAATGTCTTTATTGATAAAGAAATAAATGTGTTTCCAGTTACCATTCTTAGACCATTCTGGATTCCCACAGGCATTTATAAAAAGAATTGTGTTTTGTAATTGATTCTCGTAAGGCTTTAAGTACTTTTCATAATTAACATTTGCATCGCAGACCATACAGTACGTTGGCGCAATACCGTTGTTCAGGAGATGCCCAAGTGTCTTGTCGCAGCACATGATATCGACTTTATTTTGATTGGCTTTTATTGTTTCGATATTATCTTCAAAGGATCTACCGTTTGCCACACAAAGAACCGCCCGACCTATACCTATATTGGTAAAATCTTCGATGGATCTTTGAGGAAATTTAGAATGGATAGATGCGTGTTCTCTCCATTGTTTGCACCACTGATTGTAAGCATTCTCGGATTGTTGTTTTACTTCTTCTGGTGTCATGATACCTCTAGTAAAATTGAATCACATCAACATCCATTATCCCGATTCTATAATGTTCTTGTTCTGACCTTCCCCAATCATGGTAAGTCACATTGGTAACACTTTGCCTTAAGACTGTTCCATTAAGTGTATCATTTCGCCTTAAGACTTCTTCTATATTTTCCATTAACTTTTCTATGTCGTCATTTGCAGCGTCTTTATCTATCGTAGAATAATTATGATTCTCAAGAACTGCTGCTATCTGAAAGGAAACCGCAGCTTGTCTCTTTGCTAGAAGTTGTGTATTGCACATCCCTGCATTTGTTACGACTTTTTTATCTGTGTATATTGTCACACATGGCAGAACGTCTGCATTGAACATTTCCGAATTCATTGATCGAGTTAATACGTTTGCAACTCTTGAAGTTAAAGACATAGACAGATCGTAGGCCGCACCGGATGAATTGGCAGCATCGAGAACAGTCTTAAAAGCATCTTTAATTCCTACAATATTAAGTGCCAACTAACTCCTCCAATGTTGCTTGTGCTATTAATTCAAATGCACCTCTACTTAACCACATAAATGAACGTCTTGGCAATTGTGTTCTTGGGCTTTCGCCATTGTCGTGTGCGTATGCGTATGGGAAACCCTGCTTTGTTGTGGCGTTATTATACCACAAAACACCATCACCAGTTCTTCGATAAGAAGATGGCTTGAAAGTATTTCTTAACCGTCCGGTTTGCCTTAATAGCTGTCCCTTATTCGGTTGATAGTTCTTAGACCAAGGTGGCCAACTTCCGTCCTCTCCTGATTGATCTATAAAGTGCTGCTGAACGTCTTTGAAGACTATGGTAGAAAACATTGCTAATAGTTTGGGTTTTCTATGTGCTAAAACTAACTTAACATTCTCTCCAAGATCTCTTAAGAAGTCTGCAATTTCTTTATCGCTAAATTCTACAGACGTATCAAAAGCCATTACAACCTCTCGGATGAGATGTCAGTCTTTTTATCTTTGTCAATCTTCCAATGAAGTGGAGAATCTTCATTAAATGTATTTGAGTAATTTTCGGTATTTGAATGAACTGAAGAAGGATCGTTAGCTTCAGAGATCTGCGACCCTGCTGTATCATATAACGCCATCGACCCATCTTTTAACATAACTAGATCTTTTACAGCATCATTTATGATTAAAGTTGCCCTTGCAAGAGACTCTTTCGATCCTCTCGATAGCATCATGGTCGAATACCCTGCGGATAATTGCTCACAAATGTTTCTAACCGCAGGAGGTGTGGTTGTTGACCAAGTGCTTATATCGTAGACCTGACCAAGATAAGAATTAATCTTGCTTTCAGATCTTTCAATGGATTTAGCAACAACCGAAGCCGTTGCAGTATTCGAACTGTTATATCCAATCAAATACAAATCAACGGCTGTGGTTGTGCAATATCCCATATTAATCCTCGATTATATCTCTAACTTTACTTGTTATTCTTTTCTTTTGGTTTGCTTTGCCTAAGTAAATTCTGCGCTTGTTTCCATTAGCGTCTAGGATGATTTTAACTCTTTTGCCATTCATGACCTTTACTTCGAAATCTGACTGGCCTCTTTCCTCGATCTTCTTTTTATCTTCTTTGATTTTTCTAATTCGATGCTCAACTGCTGGGTTTCCTAATTCTCTTTCGTCTGTCATAAAATAACTCCTATGAAAAAAGAGGGATGGCGAACCACCCCTCGGTTAAAAAACTACTAGCCTGCGCCCTTGATGAGGTATCCGGCAAGAGAAGCCACAACTTTCATTCCGTATTGTGCATTTACTTCTACTGCTTCAGATTCACGCTCTTCGTCTCTCCAAGTTTTGACAAGAGGAACACTCTTCTCAAATCTGTATGCGAAAGATACAGTCTTAGGAGCTGGTCGAGCTGGTTTAAAACCTGCAAATGCAAATGTTCCCCACACAGAAGCCATAGACTCTGTAAGGTCTGTTGCACTATCGTAAACCGCTTGAGAAACAACGATCTCAGGAATATCAAACAAGCCCTTGAGCATCTCAAGAGTAACTTCTTTGCTTGTATATTTGATTCTATCTAAGATAGAAACGTGAGATTTTAATCCAAGGTAGCATTTATGGCTGATACCTAGGAAGTTTGGCTGTGCGCCACAATAGCTTACGATAGTCGCAAGAATTGTGTTGATGCTTGGTAGCGGATCAGAAGTCGTTGTGTTTGTAGTCCAAGCAACGGCCAATGAATGCTGAAGTGACCATGTTCCTGTAGCATCTAGGAGCGCAACTGCATCGATTTCTTTTCTTAATGCAATCTTGTCTGTTAGATACTCAGTAGCATCCGCTTTTAAAGTACCAATATCGTAATTAGAAACTTCGTCATCTGAAATATAAGTTTTCAGAGCGTGTTTTTTGAGAACGTAAGAAGCTGTAGAGAGATCAAAGTCGGCTTCTCTAGACTTTCCACCTACTGCTCGGATTGTCTCTGGTAGTTTGAAATCTCTTGAGAAAACAAAATACTTATCTGACATATTCTTAACAGATAGTTTAGGAAAGAGTTGGTCTGCAACGTATGCAGAGTTTTTGTACTGAACACTAATGTCGCTGAGGACTTTATCTACGTGGAGTTTATCAATTGTTGGCATAAAATTATCCTTATCGTGTTACTGGTTTAAAGAGGACTTCTGCAATAGTTCCAGTCTTGTCAACTGAAGCACCAATGAGAATTCCAATGGCATAGGTCGTAGAGGTAACAGCAGCAAAAGGCATTCCCATGCCCAAAGTGTTGCTTCCTACCAATGCACCTGCTGCGCATGAATCATTAAAATATAATTTACAAATACCGTCTAGCTGAACTGGAATCCCTGCACCTGCTGTCAAAACTGTATCAGTCGTGATGCCTAGTGGATAACCAGTCAGAG